GTTTGCACTTTCGTGTCTAACGTTGCTTGTAATGATGCAACCTGTTTAATCTTTAACTGAGACATGGTTTGGCTCCTATACCCATTCTATATAAACGTTATCGCCCGCCTCTAAAACGTACCCGCCACTGGGGGCTGTATATACCACGTTTCCACTACCAGCGGGAGTGATAGCGCAAAAATTGACATAATTTATTTGATTTATAAAAACACCCACAAGAGTCTCTGCTGCACTGGATATGCTAAAATCAGTCTGAGCTGCGGTGGCGGTAAATGTGTTTGTATTCGCAAGCCCTCCGCCCGCTCCAGCAGGGCCCGTCTCCCCTTGAGGGCCTTGCACACCCACACTTGTAACTGTCGCCCCTTGCGAATCGCTTACAGATACGGTTACGCTAGTGCCAGATATCGAAACACTATTCGTGGTCTCCTGAACAGCAACTGAAGTCATCTTGTTATCTCTCTATCAAGCACTACAGAACCTTGAAGCAATCTGGTAACATTGCCGCTCACATCCACCACTTCGAGATCATACACACCGCGCTCGACGGTTATAGCTGACGTTTGAGCTGCTGTGAGAGTCAGCTTAAACTCTCCGGCAGCGGCATCTGTGATAACCACTCCCCCGTCTGTTGTATTGATGTCTATGTAAGCCGTAGAAGAGTTTACAGTCTCTCTGGCCTGCATACGAATAGTGTAGCCTGTGATATCTACTGCGCTGCCTGCGGAGTCCTGATATGTTATAGTGCGGGAAAAAGAGGCCCCTTGCTCAATCTCAATGTTATAAGTTCCTGCTGCCATACACTCACCATACCCTCATTCCACTAATTACGCAATATTGTGAGGGCGCGCGTCACACCTTCTTCATTTTTTGAAAAAGCTGCTCAAACTCACCTCGATTCACGCCATTGACTCTGACGGCATCATGGCCGTCATTAAAAGTCTGTCTGAATATCTCCACCATAACTGTGCCTTGTGCTCCGTAAGGAAACACCCGCACATAAGCTACGTTTGATACGTCACCCAACCAATTAAGCGCATCTGTCATATTCATTTCCATTATAAACTCCTAATTTATATAGCCAAACGAGTAGATATGTCGCCCTCGGCGTCGCTCTGCTCGCCAGACGTTAATTTTTTTCCTGAGAAATACACAACCTCGTAAATCTTACATAGAGCGCCGCGATTTACAGTAGAGGAACCCCCTATTCCGTAAGGGTTGCCTGTGGAAGCTGAAAATGCCCCATTGACCGCGTCGGTACTATCCTGTACGCCGTCAATGTAGGTAGTCCAGTTTGACCCATCCCACGTAATAGTATATATAGCGTCAGCGCCTAATGAGGGCGCAAGCCATAGATTATCACCATTTAGAGATATACCTAAACTGCCTTGGGACTGTATAGAGCGCCCCACATTACTGGCCATCTCAAAGCGAGGATCACTGCCACCGCCAAAAGCCAACGGGCAGTCAAAAGCCCCGATGGATGCGTCCAAATTGGCGGCAAAAATGATGGTGCCTGCTGTTGCGCCGTTCAACCCTATAGTGTTGGGGGGCTCAATGGCGTCTTCTGGCACACAGTCTAAAATGGTAAGGCTGTTTTGCGTTCCTACCAGCGGCCTGTTACCAGAGCTCGGCTGCGTTGCATCATGGCTGTTGCCAGACTCATCCGCCCAGTCGCTAATATTGGTGCCGTCATCCGTGATGCCCGTGCCCGCCTTAAACCATGCAGTAGGCGAAAGATCGAGCATAGAGAACCCGCTGGCGGAGACAACCGCAGTATGGTTCATCAAAGTATTATGTTTTAACCCTTTTGCAAGATAATGTCTTGACACATTAACTACCTATGTAACATACCCCTTCGCCATTTGTAGCTGCGTCTATCTCAATATCGGCTAGATTATCTACCTCTAGATACACGGACTCTTGAGCACTAAGTTCGTAACCGTTAGAACTAGACACCCCGGACGTCCCTACATAAACTATCCCAGTGTTGCCAGCCAGAGCTTTTACGTTTACCCCGCTTGTGAGGGCTTGCGACGACGCAAGCGCCACTGCCGTGCCTGCGGTAGCTACAGTGGTCTGGCCGTGATACTCTGAAGTAGGGGGTGTCACAGACGTCACCGTTACCTGCACGTTACCGCTGGTGTCTACTGCAACATTTTGACGATCAGTGCCGTCATCACCCTGAATAAGCACCCCTTTATTGAGAGCAGCACCTTCTGCGCCCACCGCATCGTCAATGAGTTGTAGAGCCGTCAATGCGTCTCCCGTAACTGTAACGTCATTGTCGTCCCCAAGGTCGACTTTTACCCCCGCCGTAGCGTCAACGGGTGCGACGCCTGCGTTAGTTGATGGATCACCTATGACAATCACTTGCCTGTGCTGGTTGTTCGTACTCTCTGTACGGGTGTCAACGTCAGTGCCCAAACCTGCGGTGATGGATATTGATGAATCTGCCATAGCGCATCCTTTATATCGTTAGCTATTATTAATAGCACACTAATTAAAGCCTAGCAATTTCTTCACCCATGTCCTCGTAAGTGGCCGTATCAGGATGTATGCCGTTTGGCGTGGCCTCAGACCATGAGAACGTACCGGATATTAGCGGAGAATAGAGGGTGGCATAGGCGTCCCCAGCCGCCCACGCGGCTGCTTCTGATTTAACTGTGGCCACATCAGCATCTTCTGTCTCAACTTTAATCTGCTCTAATGTTACAGGCAGGGTGGGGTCTCCTATAAATATTCGTAATGCGCTGGTAAGTGCGTTCATATTCTCCTCAAATCGAGCAGCTCGTGCGCTGCTGGTAGCATCGTTGCGGCCTAAAAATATGATTACTTCTTCTAATATAACCGTACTAAACCCTACCGCATTTAATTTGGCGACCATTGCGGCATATTCAGCCTTAAATGCCTCAAAATCCGTACCCGTCCCGTCCGTCTGCCAGCCTATATCCGCATAAGAGCCGGGTACGGCGTATTTCAACAAATAACGTTTTTGGCCGGTGTCTTGATAGCGATAATACATATACNNNCTTTTCAATGCCAACGCTTGAAGTGCTTTTGAACGGCACGGCATGGTCGTTATCAAGTAGATAAAACGATTTGTCGTTGGTGTCTGTTCCGGTTTTTGAAGCCCAGATACGTGAGCCTTCGATAACGCCTGAGAACGTAGCAGATTGCGAGGCTGTCGAACCTCCTGTACCTTCAGCAACGGAATCACCTCCTAGTGCGCCGGTATAGGCCACACGAGTAAGCCCGGCGTGTCTGGTGCGTAGATAGGTTTCCACCTGTTCGCGCTCAGTTTCCGTAAGCAGCTTATCGTAAATCAGGACTTCATACAGCTCGCCTTCAAACGCCGGGCATATATCCAATACGCCGGAGTCACTGGTGCTATAGGTTACGCCACTATCGGTATTGAGTTTTACTGGAAAACCATCCTCATATTGAATAATAGCGTCCGTGCCCAGATTAGCGTCTTTAGTCAGGCAGTAGGTCACGCCGGTGTTTACCGTAGCGGATTTATCATCCGATCTTACAGCAAATGCCGAACCGCTCAACCCCGTCACCCAGCTATATTTTTGGTTGCTGGCTCGCTGATCCACCTCAAGCCTAACACCGGGATCATTAGCACTTGTCGGATTGGTATACATTAAATAATCTAACGTACCCGCCGCCGCTGTGTTCTTAAACGCAAAAAACACGGTACAATCCGAACCGTCGTGCAGGAAGTTCCAATCGCCGGCAACGCCCGCTTCTAAATCATTTACCGAACCGTTAAAGGTCAGCTTGCTACTGCCGTCATATACCAGCGCCGCATTAGCTGTACGTGTCAGGTTGTTACCCCGATTACCTTTATCATTTATCTGTGATACCTGATTAGACCCATTAACCGTAATAGTGCTGGAATCCGTTGCGTCATACCACGCCGCAAGATTGCCATAGTCTGTTGGCGCAAACGTGCTGGAATCTACCAGCGGTATTGACCATTTGCTTGCCAAAAACGTCTCTAATTGCACAACCTCTTGTGCGGAGAGTTCCTTATCGTAATATAGTATCTCACCCAAACGCCCTGAGAAATGCTCTGATTCCGTTCCGGCATTTAACTTTGAGGCAACAGAAAATCTGTCCGAAAACACATTATCAACATCAACATCACCTGCATCTAAAACCACTTCTCCGTTAACACGAACAGTCGTTGAGGTTCCTGAGCATGTCCATGTAATAATGGAGTTCCCCGCCTGCGCTACAGCCCCGGTTACTGTTTTACTAGTAGGCCCTATTATATCTGAGCGCACGACCTCCCAATCGCCACCTGCGTTTATGCCAAGAGAGAATTCGCTGTTCGCATTAGAAGTACGATACCAGCCCGCAAGTGACTGTGATGTAGGAGAGGAGGGAATTTCGGCCACAATAACAACCGTGGAGGGTGTGTCTGTTCCCACGTCATGGCCGATAGGAGACACTTGAAGAAACGTCTCTGTCGTTCCGTCTAAAGGCCCTATCGCGTTAACGCCGTTTATACCCGTCACTGTGTCGTATGGCGGCCTGTTTGTGTCCGACAGATCGGTCTCATTACCACTACGATCCAGCCACGAATCAACGTCACCTGATGCTAAGGTGATATAGGACGCATCACTTGCATCCCACCATCCTTGCAAACCTGTTATATTGTTTGGGGCGAAGGAGCTGCCAGAAGTTAAAAGCCTAAATAGATTTCTTCGCACAAAGCCCTCTTATTAAACGGGCGTTGCGCCCACCTTAATGGTTACACTGCCTGATTGGTTCGACCCTCCCGAAAAACGTACAAAATTGTAAGACGTTATGGTGGGGTCTATCGTCAGACAGTCACCTGCCGACAAGGCGTTTATGTTGAAAGTGACCGCAGTACCGTCCTTATCGTACACGTCGCCATAAGTAACGCCATCAAAAGACCCTTCTAAAGTAATGGCCGCTGCGTTAGTCACTGTGCCAGACGGCTTTTGTATCGCGGTTAGCATACACCCATAAAGTGGGAGTGCCTCAGATGTCGCGCTGCCGTCGCTCCATATGACATCAACCCCGTCTATGTAGCTACCATAATCTCCCGGCGTTGCCATATATCACCTATGCTGCGTAAGAGGTTATTTCGTCGCTAACGAAGGTTTGACCGCTGAACGGACACTGAACACATACATAAAAGCCCGTGTTTGCAGTATCGGTAATAGCAATCCTCCCCAGCCCCGCCGCCGTTGTCTGGATGACCAAAGCTTTCTTAGCTTCTAAAGTGCCTACCAAAGCGCCCACACCGTCTACAGCTACGGTTCCTGATGCCGTGGTGGCTGTGAGCCCTACCCCTGTAGCGGCATCGGACAACCACACATTAACAATGGTGGGAAAGGTGATTGCGTTCCCCTCAGCATCCTGAATCTCAAATTGCACATCAGCAATGTTAGAAGAGGCGCCGTCTGCTTGCGTAAACGCAACCTGCGTGGAGGTGTTAACATTGTTAATGAAAGGGGCGTTTGCAGTGCCATCCGCCTGCTTAAAACCGTTTTCTACATTATAGGACATTGATGGGGCTCCTGTATGTCTTTAATTATCTAAGTTATATCACCAAAACGGTGCGCTCGCAATTACCTTAGTCGTCACTATTTACATAGTCGAGTAGAATAGTGACCAGTTCTGCTTTTTTTGCGTTAGAAGGGACTTCCAGCCCTGCTGACTCTATCTCAGATTTTAACTCTTTAACTGTGTATTCTTCGAGCGAATCCAGATCGAGCCCGGAGTCCTCTACCTCTTGTTCTGCCTTAAACAGTGTAGCCTCACCGCCTTCCTGAAAAGGTACGGCAAACTTATGAGTTAAAAGTGTGTCAAGAGCCTCTTTATCCGTGATCTCAGGAGTATCACCCTCTTTCAAGGAATAAAACTCGCTCTTAATCTTAATACGGATTGGTTTTATAATGTCCAGCTTCATAGGTCTATCCCTTTAAGAAGGTGGGGCGCAGCAATTATCGGCAAAGAGGACTGCCGCGCCCCGGAGGTAGGTTACTTTTAACTATTACGCATTAAGCGTAACAGGTGCATGGTTCGGATCACCAAGCAGGCACACAGCAGCCAAAGGCGCGTGATCACCATCTGCAACCGCCGTGTATGTGCTGTCGTCATCGGACTCAGTAACCTCAACAGCAAACGTTGCATCTGCATCCGCCAATGCACCCGTTAGGATAGCGAAGGACGCAGACTTAAAGCCCAGCGTATCAACGGTGATGGGGGTCGTTGCGGTGTTGTCGGTTAAGACAACTGGCGCAATGGCCGGAACCACTTTGATATTATTAGTAATGTCATTTGTAGCCATTAGTTTTCTCCTAGTTGTCTACGTTATTAAACAGCGATCTTCAGCTTAGCAAGCGCGTTCGCATTGATGGTCGCTCCACCAACCCGCCGGCGGAAGTACAGTTTTACCTGATCGCTTCCAGCTTGTGTGTATGGGTCACGAAGCACAGCAAAACCGAGACGATCCACAATCGTATATCCGCGACGGAAGTCACCATAAACAATCGGATGTGCGTTAGCAGCCACGTCGTCCAAATCGGCCATCTCGACAACCGGAACCCCAAGCAGCGTATTAGGCACTCCTGCCTGAACATCGCCGTTCTGCCATAAGTACATGCCATCACCTGACTTCTTCTTACGAGCCGCAGCAATCGTGGAGCGGTTCATGCCGAGGATAGCGTTTGTGCCATAACCAGATTTAATGCCTGCGATCAAATCAATGATACTATCGACGGTAAAATCGGCAGCAGCACCGGAGTTCACTTCCGTGATGCCTGCTTGCGTAGTCATAAACCCTTCAGGGCGATTGGGTGTCTCACCACCAACAAAAGCAGCACCTTCAAGCTGAGCCTGCGACTCAACAGCATCCATACGGATAAGGTTCTCCATATCAAAAGCAGCATCGTCGAGAAGTTCGTTAGACACGGTAACTTCTGTGGTGATCTTATTCGCTTCGATACGGTCTTTACCGTAGGTCGTGTTGGAGTTCGTGGAGCTTTGCTCTTCATCTGTCCAGTAACTCGTCACCAGACCAACACGTTTTGGAATACTGGTGGCTTTGGTTGGGATAGTGATGACACGAGCAACCGAACGAACCGGAGAAATCTCCGTAATGTCGCGGGTGATTTCACGAGTAAGCGTCTCATCGACAAGGTATCCGCCATCTGTGTCACGCAGCGTAGCCAAAGCTTTTTGCTCATCAGGAGTCAAAAGCTCAGGATTACGGCGATGTTCAGACATGATGCCCTTGGTCACGAGCTGCAAGTTCTCACGTCATCTCTTGGTTTTTAGTTTCATAAGTATCAAGCACTTCTTCCAGCTTAGCAACCTTTACATGGTCGTCAGCAGACATTTTAGTGCCTTTTTCTACCGTCTCGCGGAGTTCCTTGAGCGCGGCCTGTACGTCATTGACGTTTGGGTTATCAGACATGATAAGTCTTTCTTAGTTGGTTAATGTTTATTTTCACCTGTTTCACGGCCCTGATAGGCTGATTTTATGCCAGTTATGCAATCCATCAGCGAATTAAGCACCAGATCAGGTGTCTCCTCTGGATGATCCGCGCTCTCCGCAGACTTTTCGTCGTCCCCGACGCTTGCAGCGGCATCACGCCGCACAATTTGTTTCATACGTGAGGTAAGAGCAGTCGCTTCTTTGCGCGAAAAGCCCTTATCCCGTAGTAACTCTTCAACATCTTTCATCGTATCAGCGTCTTTGATGGCCTGTTTGATCTCTGTGACCTTCGCCATCGCGTTTGCGGGCTCAGTGACGATCGACACTTCCCATAATTCTGCCTTCTCGATGTAATACGTACCTGTTTTTTCTTCCATACGGCCTTCTTTAATAGAATAGCCGATTGACATAGAGTCCAGATCGCCCGCTTTCAGTAAAGCGTAGGCTTCTTTCCCCATGGTCGTGTCCAGATTAATCCGGCCTTTGACCAGCAGTCCGGTCTGATCCTCCTGCATATATCGAACGGTTCCGATAGGAGTGTAAAAATCATGCTGCCAGCACAATTTAATGTAACGATTCTCATCATTACAGGCTTTTATTGTCTCCGCAAACGCTCCTGCCTGAATGACATCACCCATGCGATCCGTGTTACCAAACGTAGACGCATATCCCTCAAAATATCCAAAATTGCCCTGTTCAGTACTCTCTTCGGACATGTTTTTGA